TTTAATTCATAAAGACCCGGTGATGGTTCAACTAGTTAATATGAGCCCGTTAGTGGTGAGTGAACGTTATCGCTTACCCAAAAACCCAACCCGTTTTTCCCATTTCCAACCATGGCCACAACTTCAAAGATAACCCAATTTTCTTTTGATAGAAGTGCTCGCTCTGTTGCTCAATTTACAATTTCCCAATTTAAAAATGATGAATTGCGATCTGCCCGAAATGTGTTTGAATATTTTGGATTTCTTAGATTTGTTAGAACTTCAGGTTCTCCTACTCTGGAGAATTTGACTGACGTTTACGAAGCTTCCCTAGCTTCATATGATAAATACCCTACGAACCATCGTTGTTTAGGATGCTCCGCTTTCGTCGGATCATTCAGAGATTCAAGAGAACATGCCCTTTACCATACATTGTTGACTAAACACGTAGCGCGAGAAGCTTATGGTTTCTTGCCTCCTACGTATGATTATCGATTGTCTTCTGAAACCCAACAGTATTTTACTGTGAGAGACCGAGAGATTAATTATTCTCTTCATCGACGTGATGAATATTGCCCTCATTGCTTTGTGAAGAATTCACATTTTACTGTGGATCAACATCGTTTAATTCACATGCGGATTAATGACCCTGCTAGGAATAACAAATGTTACCGATGTGGTATACATTTGCGAACTGATTTGGATGCATTGACGCATTTTTGGAATCACAAGGAAGCTGCTGGATTTCGCTCTTTTTATAGAGTACCTCTAGCACAATCTGAGTGTGATATTAATGCTGCTAATAATATCCAAATGGATGGACGAACTGTTTTGGAAACTGTCTCACATGGACCTGATTCAACTGCTTTTTCGAAACACGTTGGCTTACGAGCTAAAGTGTGGAGAGAATATAAGAAGCAATGTGAAGCAATTCATATGAGAAAGTCGGATTCCGCGATGCTGCTTGACACTGTAAAGTGTAATGTTTTGCTTAAAGAAGCCCGTGCGACTCTGGATGGACTCAAGGGAGAACTCAATGATGGAATATTTTCCATGATTAAAGAACTCTCAAGAATAACCTCCAAAGCGATCAAACCCCCTATTATGACTAATACAGGAGAATGGGTGGATGGGAAAGGAAATTTAATTTCCGATCTCTCCGCTTACCTCCATGGAACTGATGATGATTCTGCTAATGTTGAGGCTCAGGCCTTATTTGAGCTCAACATGTTTAGATTTACTTACGACCTAATTCCCCCTGTTTTGGCAGATTCGTTTGCCAAAGTGGTTGATGCTATATTGGCTGATACTCGGAACTGGATGAAAACAATCCTTGCTTTTGTGAAAAAGTATTGGAAAGTTTTTGGACTATTAGCTGTGTTAATTGGAGTTTTTCTAATTTTTAAACTTGCTGATTTGCCTTTGTTTGGAACCAAGACGAAGATGACTGCACTAGCTGGAGTTGTAATTGTTTTGACAATGACGAAAGATACTAGTATTGACGTTATTGTTGAGAAAGTTAATGATATACTGGATGCCCAATTTGTCGAGGAAGAAGCCTCTCGTGCGCTACAATTAATTAAGCACGATGGTGATAGCCCCGGTGTTGTGGGACAAGCTGGAATAGTGACTGATGCTGAATGTATAGTCAAGTTGTTTGCAACTTGTCTTGGATTCACCCCTTCTGTTGAAGCTGTGAAAACATTTATGTCTTTTTCAAATGTTAGTTTTAGTATAATGAAATGTATGCAATCCTGGACGTACATTTTCGAGTTTTGTCGGAAACATGCTGCTAACATTATTGAATGGTTTGGAGCCAAGGATGCTGAACGCACCCTTTTGAACTTCAAAGGATTTGAGAATGTGACTAAGGAATGGATTGCTGAGATTGCTGCTTTGGATACTATTGAGAAGCGAATTGAGTTGAATTATGACGAGAGCGTCCAGGCTCGTGCTTATAAAGTACGAGATACTGGCATTATGCTCTTATCAGAAGCAACAAAAAGAACTGATCAGGCTATTCGATCTGCTGTAAACGTGATGTTGAAAACAGCTCGAGAGTTAGCCGCTATGGCTGAAAAAGCGAAAGGAAACCATGATATGAGAATTGACCCGTTTTGTATTTCGATATTTGGAAAGCCCAGAATTGGAAAGTCTTCACATTTTAATGTGTTTGCTAATGACATTCTGGAGGAATATGATGCACGCAAGACTAACCGCGTGTTTACGACCCATAGCCATGCAAAACATTTTGATGGCTATTCCCAACAACCGATTTTTGAGATTGATGATTTCAAGGCTATTGGCGGACAATCTTCGTTTGATGCAGTTGAACAGTTTATGCTGGCCAAAAGCTCTGCGATATTTTGCCCACCAATGGCGCATTTGGATGCGAAAGAGATTCATTTCACATCTCCAATAATTGTTATGATCGGAAATGAAGGATGGCCCGAGATATCGCATCAGGCGACAACTCCCCAGGCTTTCTATGAAAGACGTAACAGTCATTGGAATATATTCCTTCGACCTCAATTTGAAGGAATGAGTCTCTTACAGATTGGATATGATATTGTTTCAAAACATGACCATGTCTTTTACCAACGATACGACCCCGTGCGGATTGGTGTGGCTATTGGTGAACCCAAGACCTACTCCCAATTTGTTAAGGAAGTTAAGGATGAGATGAGAAAGTATTTCATTGTTCAGAAGAAATTGTTGATTCAAGCTGGTGTTGAAGTGCCTGTGATTTTGAGGAAACTTATTATTGATGGTGCTAATGATACCCAGACTGACTCAGTGGAGAAGAATGATTTGTTGTCCTCTGTCATAAAGGATGCGATGATTGATTTTGACGCTGATGAGAAAAATCGAACTGGACTTGGATGTTCTTTTGGAGAAAACCCAGATATAGGTTTTATTAACCCTGTGCTGAGTTGGACTCAAGAGGATGTTGATCGTGTTAAACAACAATTGATGACGGATTTAAGAACCCAGAACAAGATGTATAACCCTGCCCGAAGCCAATTACTCCGGGTTTGTGAGATCCTAAAATCCACTGCTAGTAGAGTGAAACGGTTTCTCGATAGATATGAG